ATGCACTATACTTCTTAGAGTATGGGGTAGATCTAGTAACACTAGTCCAAGGTATTCTCCGTGGTGCTGTCATGGAGGGCATACACAGTATTGACGTAAGCCTTATCATTGCACCAGTTATTCACGAGTACATTAAAGGGTTTGCTGATGCTGATGGGCTAGAGTATAAAGAAGGTTTTGAAACTGAGGAAGAAGAAAAAGCCCTGTCGTATAGACGTGATGCAGAACGTGCTAGAAAACTTATGAATAAGCTTCGTGAGGAAGAGGGTCAAGCTATTCCAACTCCTGCAAAAGAAATGACTGAAGAACCCGAGATGGAACCTGAAGTCGAAGAAGAAGAGCCAGCTAAGACTGGCCTAATGGCGAGGGTATAATCATGGCATTAAATTTTAATTTTAAAGATCTTAATGCAATAGGTGCGATGGACTACGTAAAGAGTGTAGACGAAGAGAGAAGACGCCAAGAAGATCTTATTACTGCTCGTGAAGATGCCCTACTTGGTTTATATATCAAGAAGGGTGGCAGTACATCTACAGGTACAGATAAAAACCAAGGTGCTGCTGAAGCTGCATTTAAATTACAAAAACGTATTGATGGTTCAGGTATTCAAGACGAAGATGTCCTAGGTTATCTAAACAATATCGTCTCAGATCCGTATGCTGCACAAGAAGTTCTTGAGTTTATTGAAGAACAAGCTACTGATTACGACAGGGTAATCAACCTTCAAGACCTACCTACAATGATCAGTATTATCCAAGCACCTACGTCAGTAGATGATAAGATTGATTTGTTTAAAGAGTTTGATGTTGTTGATCTGAGTGATAAAGAAGAGTATTACAAGCTGGCTAAAAGAATTACCAACATGACTACTAAAGGTGGTCGTACTGTGTTTGTTGATGTACAACCAGGGGCAATTCAAAAGACTGACTTTACTGCAAGAGAAAAGCAGTTTGAGGGTGTGTTACAAAACGTAATTAGAACAGCTCGTGCAGGTTTAGAGAATGATCCTAACAGAGTTGAAACACAGAATGCTTTGAATAACTTAAATTCTAATGATCCAGGAACAAAAGCTGACGCAAGAGATTACCTACTATCTAGGTTCATTGATGCTGAGTTCATCACAAGCCTTGAACAAGAAAACCCATCAGCTTACCGTGGTCTGTCTAATAACTTCCTAGTTAAACCATACATTACAACTTCAGTACCACAAAACGAAACAGTATATCCAATACCTACAGAGAGACACATTGAAAGTTTAAGAAATAATCCAGAAAGAAAAGCTGAATTTGAAGCTAAGTTTGGACCAGGATCTGCAGATAGGTACTTAAATAATGACTAACTTTTTTGATCAATTTGATTCGCAAGAAGAAACGTCTGGTAACTTCTTCGATCAATTTGATACGCAACAACCTGCTCTACCTGAGCCAGGTACTTACACAGAAAATGAGATGGTTGAAGATGATCGTATGTTTAACATCATCAACAACTATATGCTCGACCGCTATGGACTGCAGTCTGTAGAGGGTCTTAGTCGTGAGAAGATTGTAGATGACTTTTTAGACAATCGTCGTGGTGTCTCTGCAGGTAACACGGTACGTGGACTGTCGGAGATGGACTATCTTAACGACATTAAAGACAACCAAGACAAGACTGCTAATGCAGCTGCTGCTGCAGCTCTGTTTGAGAACATGGCAGGTCTGTATACAAAAGAAACTACACTGGGTGAAAAGATCAGAGGTACTGGTGACTATGTTCGTACAGCACTGCTAGACCCAATCAACTTGGCTGGCGGTCTTATCGGTAAGTTTATTGGTGGTGGTGCTGTTCGTGTAGGAACTCAGGGTGCTAAGAAAGTAGCACTGCGTGAGATGGCTAAGAAGCAAGCAGCAGGTGCTACTGCAAAAGAAGTTTCTAAAACTGGTAAGAGAGTTTTTATAAAAGCTGTAGATGAAGCTGGTAAAGTTACAAGTAATCAAATTAAAAACTACACAGCCCAGTTGGTATCATCTAAAGGTTTGAAACGTTTAGCGCAGAAGGGTGCTCTTGCTGAGATTGCTGCAGTCACTACTGTGGAAGCTGCTGTAAGTGTTGGCATGGAATATCTGTACCAAGACGGGTTGATAGACCTAGGCGTACGGGATGACTACGATAAGTTTGCAATGGGTATTGCAGCCCTGGGTGCTACTGCTATTGGTGCGGTACAAGCAGGTAAGGTTGTACTTCGTGGTAGCTCTGATGTAGCTGCACCATCTGTCACTGTAAAAGAGCCAAGTGCTGAAGGTGTACTAGATGATCTTGCTAAGTCTATTGAAGAATATACAAATGCCCTAGTACCAAAGACTGGTAGTTGGAAGAATAAAGTTAAAGGTGGTGTAGAACTCAAAGACCTAGACACTGACTTCTTTGTTGATCTGTTGCTAGGTCACGTTGATGATGAAGGTAATGTTGTGCTGAAAGGTATGGCTCAGATTGCCCAAGAACGTGGGCTAAGATACACTAAGCGTGGTGATGGTGATCTGTACAGCAACTGGATAGCTGACCTAATTAAACAATCAGATCCAACTGAGATCAAGCAGTTTATCAAAGCCTTTGAAAAGTCTACAGGTAATAAATTAAAACAAGCTAAGACCCTAACTGTTGAAGATTTTGCAAACACTTTTGCAGCTAAGATGAACGGCGCTGCTAGAGTACTGAATGCAGCATCACAGGGTGCAAAGCTTAATGGTCTATCTGCCAAAGACTTTGAGATTGCACAGATGATTAATACTGCACTGGACTTAGGACTTTTAGATAAGCCCAAAGATCCCTTTGCATCAAGTCTTTCAGACAAGTTACCAGAGTTCATACGTACTAATCAAAACAGACTTATCAGGTTACTCGTATCTAACCCATCAACCAGTGCACTTAACATGATTGGTTGGGGTGCTAATGCAGGTATCAACGCTGTGTCTGATATAGCACTGATGACTTTACATGCAGGAAGAGGTACACTTGCTAAAGCTATTGGCATGGAAAAGGCTGGAGAAAAGTCTTACAAGATTGCTAGAACACTCTTCGAGTCCAATGCATTTCGCATGAGACTCTTGCTTGATCCTGATATGACTCATGCTGCATTTGAGTCTGCACTTACACGTAACACTGAAGCATTACAAACACTGGCTACCACATTACCAGGTGGTATTGATAACGTAACACGGTTAGTTACAGACGGTAAGTTTACCCCTAACCAAAAACTATTTGGTCAGTATACTGACGATACTGTTGACTTAATTCAAACTTTATCGTTTGTTAAAGCACAAGATAGCTTCACTAAGTCTCAAGAGTTTATCTTCCAGATGGACAAAGAACTTAGACTTGTAACTGGTAAAGGTTGGTCAGAGTTTTACAACTGGGAAGATGCAGCTAAGTTTATGGCTACAAAAGAGTATGCCCAGATGGAAGCTAGGGCTGTAGACAAAACATTAGAATCTATCTTTAGTAAGTCTTATAAAGGTCCAGGACTTGTTGGTGAAGTTGCTGCAGTTATTGAAGATGCTAGAAACATTCCTGGTGTAGGTCTGCTTATCCCATTTGGTAGGTTCTTTAACAACACTGTAGACTTTGGACTACAAGCAACTGGACTTTCTATTGCGGGTAAAGCCGTAGGTAAGTACAGTAACAAAAGTTATAGTGAGTTGTTTACTAAAGCTGCAGTATCCTGGGGTATGGCATCAGCTATGGTTCAAAAAGAAAGTGAAAACCGTAAGGCTGGCCTAGGTTTGTTTCAAGAATCTATCGGTGGTGAAGTTGTAACTCGTCAGTACGACTACCCAGTTTCATTCTTTAAGGCTTGGGCAAGGATTGGTTCCTACTACATGGATGGAGAAGAGCCACCTACAGAAGTACTTCAACAAATTGCTAGAGACTTTACACTTGAAGGCGTCCTCAGAAACCTAGATCAAAGTCAACAAGATGTAACTGCTATCTTCTTCCACATGTTCCAAGGAGATATGAAAGAGTCTTGGAGGGCTTTTGGTAAATCTATGGGTGGACTTGTTTCACAACAAGCCGCAGCGGCTACACGTTTTATCGAACCTGTAAACACACTGGCTGGTATTGCTAGAGGTGAACAAGCTAGACCTATTGATCGTTATCAAGGAAGCAAATTCTACAATGACTCTGCTCGTTATGTTGACAATATTATTCCACTGTTTACTGGTGAACCAGTCGGTGAGACACTTAAGCAAGCTGCAACAGGAGAAGCTGATATTACATCTACAAAGTCATTAGGTGTAAGAACTATAAGGCTTACTGATACCCAGCGTGTTATGAACATGTTAGGCTACGAGCAGTTTAATATTAATGCTGCACGACAAGTCAGAATGAAAGCTCCTGAGTCTGCTAACGAGTACAATGGTATTCTGTTTGATGTCATCGAGGCAAAGTCTTCTGCTCTGATGGACAGTAAAGCATTTAGAAACATGCCACTTGATAGACAAAGGTTGTACTGGGAAACAGAAATATTACCTGAAGCTAAAGAGTTGGCTAAGAGCTTTTTGTACTTACAGTACTCAGGTCCACTAGATACTATCGACCTCCAGTATGAGTTAGCTGGTAAGTATAATAACAAAAAACTTGATGAAGCTATAGAAGAACTAAACTTCCAAGGCGATATTGGCGATATGACTAGAGGAGAACTGTATGTCCTCAAAGAATATCTTTCTACAGTAGATCAGATAGAACTTCTGAAAGTTCCTGCGGAGGTTGGAGCAGGTCAGTACGGTAGGTAAAATAAAAGGGGGCATCAAGCCCCCCTCTTTTTATGTATCATCATCTAGCATATAGTCTGCCCAATCATATGCTTGTCGTTTTATTTCTCGCATATTGTTACTCGCCCTTGCCCCTGCCAATAGACCACTTAAAGCCTGACCCGCCAAGTAGATTCTTGCAGTCAGGCTTTTTGTTGTAGGAGCTTTACGCTTTTGCTGAGTAAACTTTTTTGCTTCTTTCTCTAAGCTCTCTTTCAATTACTAGCTCCTTGTTTTTGAAGTAGGCTTTGTTAAAACCCATCTCCCAATCCCTGTTATCTTTCGTATTAACCTGGTAGGGATTACCCAAGTTACCTTTAAGGAAAGCTTGATAGCCTTCGTTAAATGGTTTCATTGTTTGCTTTGATGCTGTATAAGTGCTTCTAGGTACCATCTTGCTTTCTTCAAATCCTCTAGACCATTTTTATAACGCCACCGATGTAAGTACTTCGCAACGTTACCCCGATAATAACCGATAAGCTCATCGTCTGTCAAGATGTCTTTGATGTAATCAATACATTCAATGTCACCTTGACCATAATGAGGAGGCTTGTTTACGTTATCTGTCATAGTATAATCAACTCCGCTTCTGTGTATGGAATGTGAAAGAACAACTCACCTGGTCTGATGTATCTACCCTTTGCTTCACCAAGACTTTCCTGGGTTAGTAAGAAGTCTCGGATACGCCAAGCTTGCTTGAGATCTTTACGAAAGACGTAGAAGTTAAGTACTCCGTTCTCACCCTGATACTTATCAAGTAGGCGTTGCTTACGTTCTGGAATACGTATCTCTCTCCAGTGTGTCGGCCAGTCACCATCCCAAGCTAC